TGCCATATTTGTGATGTTTTTTAGCCACGGGGGCCGCCTTGGTCCGCTCTGACCAAAAAGACCGCCAGGACGCTGCAAAACGTCGCTACGACGACATCAAGCGACGCACTGGGGAGCGATCGCGTCAAGTCGGTGCGGCTGGCAGAGACATCGGTAGCGTTCCGCCGGTCAAAGACGCCAAACGACGCGACGCCTGCCGGTCAGACTTCCGCTTGTTCTGCGAGACATACGGCGCCGAGTCGTTTCCGCTCGCGTGGTCTGCTGACCACCTGACAGCGATCAGCAAAATTGAGGCTGCGGTGCTGCGTGGCGAGCTCTTCGCGTTTGCGATGCCGCGCGGTTCGGGCAAGTCCACGCTGTCTATCTGGGCGTGCTTGTGGGCCATGCTCTACGGGCATCGCTCGTTCGTCATGCTCATCGGCTCCGACCAGGCAATCGCCTGCCAGATGCTCGACACGCTCAAGAGTCACCTAGAGCAGAACGACCTACTCGCCGAGGACTTCCCGGCAGCGTGCTTCCCGGTGCGTGCACTGGAAGGCATCACGGCTCGCGTGCGTGGCCAGACGTGCGAGGGCGAGCCAACGCACATGGGATGGACTGCGGACAAGGTGACGTTGCCGTGGATTGCCGGTGCCGAGTCTGCTGGTGCTGCCGTGCGTGTCGCTGGCATTACTGGCCGCATCCGTGGCGTGAGCCATACTAGGCCAGACGGAAAAACCATCCGCCCGAATCTCTGCCTAATCGATGACCCACAGACTGACGAGTCTTCGGCGTCGCCGTCTCAGGTTGCCACCCGTGAACGCATTCTCTCAGGTGCAATCCTCGGGCTGGCCGGGCCGGGGGCAAAGATTGCCGGTCTGGCAACCATCACGGTGATCAGGCCTGACGACCTGGCTGACCGGCTGCTTGACCGCATGCGGCACCCGTCGTGGCAGGGTGAACGCACCAAGCTCGTCTACGAGTGGCCAACTGCTGACGAGCTCTGGGGCCAGTACGCCGAGATGCGGCGCGAGGGCCAGCGTAGCGGCGATGGCACCGCAGCTGCTGACGCTTTCTACAAGAAGAACAAGAACGAGATGGACGCTGGCTCTCGCGTGGCGTGGCCCGAGCGGAAGCACGACGACGAGCTCACGGCAATCCAGCATGCGTGGAATCTACGCATTGACCGTGGTGAATCTGCGTTCATGGCTGAGTATCAGAATCAGCCGCTTGCGGACGACATCGCCAGTGACAAGTTAGACAAGCGGGCTCTCTCCGCTCGAGCTCTGACGCTGCCGCGTGGGACGGTGCCGCTGGCTCATCAGACGCTCACTGCATTCATTGACGTGCAGGACAAGTTGCTCTATTGGCTTGTCGCCTCGTGGGGCGAGTCGTTCGGCGGTCACGTCGTGGCCTACGGCACCTACCCTGACCAAGCGTCTACGTTCTTTGAGGCAAAGAACGCCAAAAAGACTCTCGCACTTGCCGCCAAAGGTGCAGGGTTTGAAGGCGCTCTCTCTGCTGGCCTTGAGTCGCTCACGCAGATCCTGCTCGGCAAGGACTGGAACCGCGAGGACGGCGTGCCGATGCGAGTACGTCAAGTGTGCATTGATGCCAACTGGGGGCAGTCCACTGAACTGGTACGGACGTTCTGCCGTCGTTGCACTTTTGCGGCGATGCTGCTTCCAACGCACGGCAAAGGTATTGGAGCATCTGGCGGAAGCCTGACCGAGAAGAAGGGCAGGGGCGAGCGTCTAGGGCTCAACTGGGTGATGCGTCAAACGGCGACCAATCAGCGGTATGGCGTGTACGAGACAAACTTCTGGAAGACGTTCAGCGCCGCCCGGCTGCGGCTGGCGATTGGAGATCCCGAGGCAATCACGCTTCACGCAGGCGACCATGACATGCTCGTGGAGCATCTGACCAGCGAATACCCGGTACGCACCGAGGCTCGCGGGCGCGTCGTTGACGAGTGGAAGCTGGACAACCGGCGAGAGAATCACTGGTGGGACTGCTTGGTGGGCTCTGCTGTGGCGGCGTCGATTGCAGGCGTGCATCCCGTGGCGACAGAGGCGGGAGGCAGGCAGAGGAAGAAGGTGACAATCCCGAGCGGCCCAGGCGGGAAACGTGTCATCCAACTCAAGCGACTGAAATGAACCAGATCACGCTGACCACTGTGGACGGGCTTGACCCTCGTGACATGGTGGCGATCACGACCAGGCTGACAAAGCCAGAGTCTGAGTTCCAGCAGGAAGTGTCTGGCGTGCTGGCCGGTGAGTCCAGCAGCTGCACGCCGCTTGCTGTCTGGCATTCGGACGGCGCAATGGTCGGATGGTCATGCTCTCACGTCTGGCGTGGCATGCAGACGCTCGAGCAGTTTGTGGATGATCGCTACCGCAACACGGGCAAAGCGACGGCTCTGACTCAATTTCTTTTTTCGTGCGGCGTAATCAACGCCGGCAAGGTTGTCGCCGTGTTCTCTCCATACACCGCAGACATCGCCCGAAAGTTGGGCTGTGCTGAAGTCGTTCTCTTTGAGCGACGCGGGGAAGATTGGGCCGAAGTCTAACGGCACACCCGGTCTGATTCTGCTGCTGTCTGCCGTAGCGTTGCTCGCATGAGCGACGAACTACGCGACAAGATCGCTGAGACAGCCACCGGACCAAAGCGTGTCCGCACCGATGCCGGTGAAGTTGAGGCACAGGATGTCGCCTCAATCATTGAGGCGGACAAGTATTTGTCCGCCAAGGCCGCTGTGCAGTCCAAGACTCGTGGGCTGCGGTTCAACAAACTCCTGCCGCCGGGCACTTTCTAAATGGGCTTGCTCTCCAACTGGTTTGGGCGAACGCAGCCGACGCGGCAAACGCCAGCGCCGACGAGAGTTGTGCGTGCACGCTTTGACGCAGCCGAGAGCATGGACGACCGGCGGCACTGGGCCAACGCCGACTGGTTCAGCATGGACGGGGCGCTTACGCCTGTCGTACGTCGGACGCTCCGCAACCGTGCCCGGTACGAGCGGAACAACAATTCATACCTCGCTGGCATCTGCGAGACGCTTGCCACTGACTTGGTCGGCACAGGCCCACGGCTGCAACTCAATACGGGCGACCCAGACGCAGATCGGCAGATTGAGCGTGCGTGGTTTGATTGGTCGTGGCACGTCAATCTGGCTGAAAAGCTGCGGACGATGCGTCAGTCAAAACTCATCGACGGCGAGTCGTTTGCGATGTATTTCACCAATCCTCGGCTGGATGGTGTGCAGCTTGATATCCGCCTGGTCGAAGCGGAGATGATTGCCACGCCGGTCGGGCTCTACATCCCAGACACGACGCCAGAAGGCTCCATCGTTGACGGGCTTGAGTTTGACGATGTCGGCAACGTCATCGCCTACAAGGTGCTCAAGTACCATCCAGGCAGCAACTGGCAGGTCAGTAACTTTGAGTTCAACCGCATCCCTGCCGAGCTCGTTGTCCACTGGTTCTCAAGGCAGCGACCGGCGCAGCATCGTGGCGTTTCTGAAGTCGCTCCTGCCATTCGTCTTTTTGCACAGCTGCGTCGGTACACCGATGCCGTCATTGCTGCGGCTGAGACTGCGGCGGACTTTGCTGCGTTTCTCCACAGCAACTCGCCTGCCGCCGAGGTGGACGACGTTGACGCTTTCGCAGAGATGCCCATTGAGAAGCGGACGATGGTCACGCTTCCAGAAGGCTGGAACGTCTCGCAGCTGAAGGCCGAGCAGCCGACCAGCACATACGCAATGTTCAAGCGTGAGATTTTGAATGAAATCGCTCGTTGCATGCAGATTCCATACAACATCGCCGCGCTAGATTCGTCGTCTTACAACTACGCATCGGGGCGGATGGATCATCAAATCTATTCGTCAAATCAGCGAGTCATGCGTGATGAGCTCGAGCGGCAAATGCTTGACCGCACGCTCCGCATGTGGCTGGACGAAGCCGTGCCGCTCGGTTTAGTGCCAGGCGGACTGCCACCCATTAGCGAGTGGAATTGGGTCTGGGTGTGGGACGGCAAGGAACACGTTGACCCGTCCAAGGAAGCGAACGCTGCTGAGACGCGGCTACGCACTCACACGACAACGCTGGCTCACGAATACGCCAAGCAAGGCAAGAACTGGGAAGCCGAGCTGCGGCAGCGGGCCGCAGAGATTGCGTTGATGCAGGAGCTCGGCCTGTTCATTGACCTTCAGCCTGATGGCAACTACGGCGGTGCAACACCGGAGGACGCAGCAGACCAATGAACAAGCTCAACCTAGAAACACCTGTCGAATTTGTGTCCGCAGCTGCTGCCGATGGCATGCCTGCTGGCCCTCGCAAGTTCACCATTGAGGCATACACCGGCGCTGCAATCCGGCAGGGGTGGTCTGCCGAGCCAATTGTCATTGACTTGGCTGGCATGAAATACAACCAGCGCATCCCAATCGTAATGGGCCACGAGTACACGCTTGGCTCAATCCTCGGGCAGGCTACCAGCGTGCGTGCCGAGAACGGTCGCCTCTATGTCGAGGGCGAGATTCTCGCCGAGTCGGAACTGGCACGGCAGGTGACTGCACTGGCTGAGAAGGGATTTGCGTGGCAGGCGTCGGTGGGTGCCGACGTGATGCGGCACCAAAAGGTCGCCGCAGGCGAATCCGTAACCGTCAACGGGCAGACCTTTATGGGTCCAGTCCGCATCGTCAAGGCTTCCAAGTTGCGGGAAGTCTCGTTTGTCACTTTGGGCGCGGATGACGCAACGTCCGCCCGCATCGCTGCCGAAGAGGCAGAGGAGCTACTCATGGCGGATCACGCCAACGAAACGCCCGCCGAGGTCATTGAGACCAAGGTGGAAGCCACGGCGGCTGTCGTCGTGGAGCCCAAGGTTGAGGCCAGCTTGGACGTGTCCGCGTTCAAGGCCGAGATCGAATCCCTCAAGCAGGAAGTTGCCAACATGCAGAAAGTTCAAGCGACCCGTGAAAGCCGCGCCCCGGCTGTTCACGTCGTTGAGGAAATCAAGAACGACAAAGTCATCGAAGCGGCTCTTTGCCTTCAGGGCGGTCTGCCGAATGCCGACAAGGCGTTCGACGCTCGCACGCTGGAAGCCGCCGACAAGCTGAAGCGGACCACCTCCATCGGCGAGGTGCTGATTGAGGCCGCTCGTGCCAACGGCTACACCGGCCCGAGCCGGATTTCCGCTGGCAACGCCGAGCCGGTGATCAAGGCGGCGTTTGCGACCCACGACATCAGCAACTTGCTTGGCGCTCTCGTCAACAAGTTCCTGCTCAACGG